TGAGCCGCACTCCGCCTCCTGCCGCTGCTCCCGTCTCGTCAATGAGCGGAACCAGCAGGCGGGCTGCGCAGAGGGCGTTCAAGGCCGCTGCCGCGCTTGCGTAGGCGTCCTCGTCCGTGCTGGCGAAAAACCGGATGTACCAGTCATATTCCACCGCATAGGACGCGAACGTGTCGCCGAGAGGTGTGAGCTCCGGCTGTGGAAAGAAAACAGAGGGTACGACGAATCCCTCCGGGATGTCCCAGTAATAGGGCGTAATCCCGGGCACGGAATCGAGGATAAAGCGGATAGCGCTTGCGATTTCCTGCTCTAAGGCAGCCATAGGTTTCACCTCACAAAAAATCCTTGAAATACTCGTCCAGCCAGCTCTGCAGCTTCTTTTCGAGCAGCTCCGGGTAGAGCTTTTCTAGGATTCTGATGGAGCTTTCCCAGTAGTGGGAGCCCTCCACCCATTTCATTTTTAGGACCATCCCGGTCTTCTCTCCCGGGGTGTAGATGAAGCGGTCCTTTCCGTTCACCTTTTCCCAGTGTCCGGGAACGAATCGCCTCTCTATCCCTTTCGGGTTGGTCCAGTGGCCGTCATTTACGAACTTGGCGTACTCGACGTTCGTGCCGACCTCAAGGGTCAGGCCGTTCTCGTCGAGTGTCCAGACGTTCTCCCCGTCGCCTTTTTGGAAACTGTGGAGCAGCAGCCGATAGCCCAGCACGTTCCGGCGAACGATTTCATCTTGCAGAATGCGTAGGAACTCAATGCCGAGCCCTTCAAGAAACTTGTTCAGTGCCCGCTTAAAATCGCCCTGCGCGGCCGTTCCGAGCCGCTTCACGAAGTTTTCGAGCTCTACTGTGTCGAATGTCACCTGCGCCATTACAATGGCCTCTGTTGGGCTGTGCGGTATATCTTTACCGTCATGTGATGCCCTCGGATGTTTCGCGGTTGACCTGCGGTGTATTCGAGCCCTGTTTCGCTGCTGACGATTTTGTCGTTGAGCCTGATGTCCGTTCCTGCCGGGAGCGTGAGCTTTATGTCGCTGTCCATATCGTTCTGCGGTTGCTGCTGAGCGATTTGGATGGACGCGCTACGCACTCCGAAATGGCACGGGACTTCCTCGAGGTCCGGCTGTTTGGGGTATTTGAACTTGGGGGAGCCGGGGAGCCCGTAGCCGGGGCTCGTGCTCTCCTGCTGGGTGTGGTAGATACTGCAACGATGGTCAAAGAAGTCCTCAATAGCCATTGGTTCAGAGGCTCCTTAACCGCATCGTGACGCCGTTGAGCGGCTGCACGACGACGTAATCGTCCAGCAGGCTCTCCACGCCCAGTTTCCCGACGTCTATGATGCTGCTCTCTGCCGTGTAGGAGTAGTCGTCAAAGGTCTCGCTTTTGAGGCGGACCTTGGTCTGCTCAACGGCATTGTGGGCGTATGCCTCCGCGATAAGAAGGACCGCCGTCTTGACATTCTCCGGGATTTCGGGGTATTTCTCCGGGTCGTCGAATCTGTTGTTGCAGTAGTCGATGACCCAGCTCTCCGCCCGGGAGATGTCAATTTTGAGCTTGCTGTCGGCGCGGTTCTTTACTTCCTCAAATTCTGTGTACTCTTTGAGTTCCTCCGGCGTGACCCATGGCCGTTCGGCCATCAGCCCTCCGGGGAGATGATGGCGGCCGCTGCGGCTGCATCCGCCTCATACTCACGAATCTTCTGCAAAATGCTGGCCTTAGTGGTGCAGCCGGTCAGGTCGATGCCGTTGTCCTCGGCAAATTCCTTGAGCTCTTCGAGCTTCATCTTGGAAATGTCAGGGACTTCCACGGGCTCCTCGGCGACGGCCGCGACGACCTCCGCCTTGTCCTTGCCGGTGGTATCGACGCCCATATCGTCAGCTAACTTGTCGAGCTGCTCCTTGTCCATCTCGCCGAGGAAGTCGGCGCACAGATGGCCGGTGACGGTGTGAGCGTCAGGGAGAGCCTCGAAATAGCCGCTTTCCAGCAGCGCGGTATATTTCTCGGGGTCGTCCACAAAGACGTCAGGATGCGCCGCAGAGGCGCGCACAACGCCATCATAGGACAGACCTTTAATCAGTCTGAGGTGCATAGCGTCCTGCCTCCTGTTAGATAGATGCCAGACCGGTCACAATGGCCGTTGCGTCCAGCTCCTCAACCAGCGTATCGAAGTCGAAATGCACGACATAGAAACGCTTGTCCTGATAGATGGCCTCCGGGCCCTCGGTGGTCTTACGGATGACGACGCCGTAGGAGTTGACGACGACCAGATTCTTCGGGTCGGTCAGCATAATAACGTCGTCGGGCAGGGCCGGGACCTCGATGACGGGAACGCTGGCGGGATTCTCGACGCGCTTGTCGGTAATGATGCCGCCTGCGGTGACTGCCTGATTCAGGATGTAACGCTCCCACTCCTGACGGCGGTGGGGGGACATCAGCCAGCGAAGAGAACCGTTGTTGAACTTGTCGGGAACTGCGCGCAGGCCCTTGTAGAACACATCCAGAACCATTGCACCGGAGTTGATGCCGGACACATCGACAACGTGGCCGCCCTCCTTGAACTGCTTGACCCAGCCGTCGTTCACCTTGAGGAAGTCGGCGTCATCGACAGTACCCAGCTCGGTGGCCTCGCCTGCGTCGAATTCGCCTGCGGTGTGGGCTGCGGTGTACTGGTAGACCTTCTTGTTGTATGCGACGAGGTCGCCAATAGCGTAGGTCTCAGAGGAGCTGAACTCCTTGACCTTGGCATACCGTTCGTCGCCGTTCAGGCACAGGTCCTCGCGGTCGCAGCCAATCTGACGGGTCATCAGGTTGGTGACGATGGTCTCGTAGTTGGAGCCCTCGATGTTTTCGCGCAGGGTCTCCTCAGTGATTTCCCACGGCAGACGGACAGGGGTGCAAGCGTATTCCAGCTTGCCATGCTTCACGCCGGAGCGGTAGCCGTCGTCGGTGTTCTCGGTCTTTTTGCGCAGCAGACGGCGGCCGACGCCAATCTTGTCGATTTCGCCGGTCTTTGCGGAGCGCAGCTCGTGGCGGACGAGGCCGCTCAGCGGAGTGGCCTCAAAGGTCTGCTGAATGAACTTCTTCGCCTGCTCCGGGTTCAGTGCGCCGCCAGCGGCCAGACCGGCGGTGGTGATGGTCTGGCCTGCTGCGTTCACGATTGCCTTATTGCTTCTCATGGTCATAGTGCTTGTTCCTCCTTACAGGATACCGGCGAGATAGTGCGGCTCGGACTTCTCGACAGGGTCCTCCGGGTCGCCATCGTCGTTCAGGTTGGTCGGCAGGCCTGCGGCCTTGCGGACAGGTGCGACAGCCTTTGCGACGGCCTTTGCGACGACGTCCGCAACATTCTCGGCGGTCAGCAGCTCCGGGGTCTTTTCGGGCTCCTCCTGCTGGCCGAGAGCCTTTGCGACGGCTTCCTCGACCATCTTGCCGACGGCCTCGACGGTCAGGCCTGCGGGCTCTGCTGCCGGTTCTGCGGCTTTCTGGACGGGGTCAGTCGCGGGCTTCTGCTGGGTTTCCAGTGCCTTGGCGACGGCTGCCGCCACGGTATCTTCGATTTCTTTCTTGGTCACTTCGGTTTCCTCCTGTTCTTCTTCGGGGAATTTATCGAGGAACTCCCCGAGGTTTGTGTAGATGGACTGCAACGTGCTGCGGTTGGCTTTGCTCATGGCCTTGCCAGCCTTGATGACGGCGCAGCTTTCGAGCGATTTCGTAACGGGTTGCCCTTTGGTGAGCAGCTCGGTGACGATGTTGTTGAAGTCGTTCAGGGCGTTTCGGATGGTCTCCTCGTCCGACGCGAACTCCCAATGGTCATTCTCCCAGTTGTACCGGTACAGAACGTCGTTGAGTGCGTAGAACGCGGTCCAGAAGTTGTCGCTCTGGATGCGCTTGGTGTAGTTGTCGGCAACTTCGCCTTTCTCGACAACATCAAAGCCGAGGGCAGCGGCCATCTTCTTGAAGATGCCGCGCATACCCTTTTCGGGCTGCTCCTCCGCCTTTGCCACTCCGTCATCGGGCAGCGGGTCGTCCTCGTCGCTGTACTTGCCGACGCCGCCCATGGAAAAGCCGGTGATTTCGCCTTTCTGGACTTTCTCGAAAATATCCGGGTCGTCCACCTCGACGGTCATCATCCATGTGCCTTTCTTGATGGCCTGCTCTCCGACGCTCATATCGCAAGGCGCAACATAGCTCTCGACGACGGCTGCCTTTTCGAGCGGCTCGAACGAGTGCTGCACATCCACCTGATTGCCGTTCTTGGCGAACCAGTACGCGGCCTTGGTGATTTCCTGCTCCGTCATGTAATTGCCGTGGGCGTCCTCTGTGAGGGGCTCATAGACAATGCCGGTGATGTAGTGGCTATCAGCATCCGCGTTGACGATTCGGCCGTAAGAAGCAAAAGAGGCGGAGCCGTGCTCCGCCTTGGTGATAAGAAACTGTTTCTTGTTGGCTGCCTTGTCTACGAGGCTGACAAAAGAAATCTTTGCATCTGTGATGGCGTATGCTTTCTCGATTTTGCTCATGGTTTTCTCACCTCCTCTCTACGCCACTAGGTAGGGCGTCTAATGGTCGGCCATGTGTCCTTGCCGCTGCGCTCAAGGAGTGCAACGTCAAAGGGCTTGCGGCCTATATCCTCAAGCGATGAATCCTCGATGTTCGTCCGGCCGTAGCTCACTTTCTTGCAGACCGGGCAAGTGTACTCGAACCGTGCCAGCGCGTCCAGCGGGATTTTCGCGCCGCACTTCCGGCACTCGTTGGTCGTTTGCGGTTCGCGCAAGAACTGTACAAACTCGCTCTTGCACTTCGGGCAGCGCAGGAGCATGAGCCCCTTTGCGCCGACGGGCGTAAGCCAGCTTACCGGCTTCTCGGGGGGGGCTTTCTTATCAGCCGAGGAAACTACCGGGGCTGCCTGCTTCGGCTCGCTGGTGACGCTCTTTTCCGCCTCCGGCGCGCTGTCGCTGTCGTACAGTGTCGTGGTCTTGGCGATGGTCTCGAGCGTTTTGAGCGCGGTGTCGAGCTCTGTGGGGCTCTTACCGGTCAGCGTGACGCTGACATCCGGTTCTCCCTGAAACTTGAAAATTTCCATCGAGACTTCAAACTTCGTACTTGCCATGTTGGTTATGCCTCCTGTTTCTTTTCTTCCAGCTTGTTTGACGGGTCGAATTTCCTGCCGTCCTCTATGCCGCGCCATGCTGCGTCGAGCTCTCCAACAGTCTTTGGCTGGGGCGTCTTTTTGAACTCTTTCGGCGGTCCAATCTTTTCGAGCTCGTCTTTAACTTCTTTCGGAACTTTCAGCACAAGGCCGTATTCTTGATTTTCCTCATTCTGTCTTGTGAACGCCTCGTATACGCCTCTGGCGAACCCATAGCCGTAGGAATCACAGATTTTTGCAATTTCCTGCGGTGTGTAATAGTCCCGGTGCTGTTTGCGGAGCTTCTTCTGCTCCGATTTAATGCACCGGACCGCATACCGGAATATCTTTACGCAGATTTCAATATCGCCCTCCAAGCCGATGAATCCGACGTGCCAAACGGTTGTTTTTGCGCTAATTTTGCATCGAAACGCCGAGCAGCAGTAGTTTTCTCCAATAACGATTGAGAGCGGGTCCATCCACGAGTTTGCTTTCTTGGAAAACGTCTCGCGGATGGCCCGTTTTATGACCGTAGTGTTCCGTTCCTCGAGGTCCCGCTCGCTGAGCTTGTGCTCCGCCATGAGCTTGCGGGCCTTGAGCAGGGCGAACTTCGCCTCCTCCGGTTCCGGGCTCTTTGCGAGGGCGAGGAGCTTTCGGATTTTGTCCTTGTAGTCCATCAGGCTTCAACCTCCTGCGCTACAACTCCCAGTAGCTTACAGCGTGTAAGCATCATCCTCTCGAGCGAGGACTGGTACTTCTGAACTGGCTCCGCAGAGCCCTCAAAACACCGTCCTGCGTACCGCCATGTGCCGCCCTGTCGCTTGAACGTAAGGTAGGTCGGCTGCCAGCGTCCGTTGACATCCTTTGCGGTGCTGATTTCTCCGCCCACCTGCAACAGGCCTGCGCGGTTTGTGCGTGGCGGTAAGACGTCAAGAAAGTAGCCAATCAGGTCCTCGTCTACCTTGTCGCCCGGTTCGAGATAGTCCTCTGCGGTCGGGAGGCCGCTCTCAAACCATTTCCCGAGCGTCTTGAGGCCGGTTCCTGCGCACTCTGCGCGCTGCCTCTCGACTTCGTTGGCAATTAACGCCATCTGTGTGTTACTCAAAAAAATGTCGCTGCCGTCGTCGAGGCAGAGATAAACGACGCCCGCCTCAAGGAGCGTTACGGGCAGGTCGAGGTACGTCGTTACCGCTCCGCTCCTGTCCACTACCGGGATGCAGATGCGCTCGCGGGCGTCTCGTCCTCCCCTGTGGTAAAGTATCCGGTCGAATGCGTACCTGCGGCAGTCGCATTTCTCGGTGCAATAATTGACCGCGTCGTCCGGCCACAGGCCGATAATCATAAGTCGCTTCATGACGTCCTCCTCAAACATAATCAGCGTACCGGGTGCTGATGCTCTGCACCCACTCTTTGTCCAGCTTGTTGAGGTATGTGCTCCACGCCTCCTCGTTACTGTTCCACCACCATTTCCGGCTCTTGAGTGCCACAATAAGCTGCTGCCGGGGCTTCATAACGAACTTGATGTACGCCCGGTCTCCCATCGTGTAGGCGACGAGGTTCTCGTCCTCGAAAAACTTCTGCCGGTTCAGGTTTGCGAGTTTGCCCTCTTTCCCGGCCGCGTAGAGCTTGGCGATGACGCTGTTCTTACGCCAGCGGTACTTTTCATGGAGCTTCTCGTAATACTCCATGAAGAGCTCCGGGTCCTTGTTGGCGAGCTCACACAGGCTCGCGGTAGGATTAAGCGTCGGCCGCTCGATGCAGAATTTGATGTCATCGACCAGCCGCGCAATCTCCTTTGCGTTCTTGTCCTCGATGCGGCCCTGCCAGACTTGCTCCTGCAGGCCGTTGAACCACTCCACGAACTCAGAGGAAAGGCGGAGAATGGTGTCGCTGTGGTCCAGCTTCTTTGCGTTGTACCGCGCCGGTCCTGCGACGGCGACGCTCACATGGGCTGCCTCGTGCCGGAGCTGCTCGCTCCACCGGGTATAAATCTGGTCCACGATTTTCCGCTTGCGGCTGTCCGGGATGTTCCAGCTCATAACTTTCTGGCAGTATACCTCGTACTCGTGTGCCGAAATGTCGCCGCGCTGGCCGCTCATGCTGTTGCTGTTCGCCTGATGAATGAGGCTCTTGTCCAGCTCTTTGATTTTCACTTCACTCATGGTCGGCCTCCTGCGGAGCCTGCACAAGCTCGTAATCAGAGACCTGCTGCTGGTCGAGCGGGGCCGTGTACTCGATGTAACCCCACGCGGGCCGGTCGATGTCCTTGCAGTACGTCCGGCCCTCCTCGAAGTTGACGATTGTGGTAATGCTCTCTCCGGGTTGTTTCGGGAACGGGATGCCGCCCACCATCAGCGGGCGGAGGGTGCTGTAATACCTGTAAGCCATAATTTTCTTTCTGCCTCCTGTAATTCAAATGCGAGCTCGTCAAGCTCTTTTTGGATGTCCTCTGCATCTTTGGCAAGCCTCCGCGCGCCCGGCACATCCTGTCTGCCGTTCGCTCTTGCCTCAACCCACATTTCGATATGCTCGTCCGGGTCAAAATCGTCCGAATAATCCAGAACCTCGTCCGGGAAGTTCTCGACTTTCACGCAGACAATGAAGTCCTCTCCGGCCGGTGAATA